GTGTTTAAAAGACCAAAATCTAAAGCCATGATTTATTCCTTAATACATGCCAGATTGATCAATACCTTGCGCTGTCGGATTGTTCACATATGGATTTGTTTGATACGGGTTTGAATTGCCATATAGACTATTAAAACTTACCGGACTTCTGCCGTAGGAAGAAAGAGCGCCAGTCAAACCAGAAGCCATAGCATTTGCTCCAACCATGCCTGCGTTGCCTGCGTAGCCTGATTGAGTCATTAAAGCGTTGCCTACATTAGAAGCATAGTTTTGACCTGCTTGGCCTAGTTGATTGACGGATGTTTGACCCACACCAGCAAGCGATTGCAATGGATTTAGCCGAGCGTTTCGTTCGGTCTGGTAGCGATTAAATGCGTTGGTGTACTCTTGCGAACCCATTTCTTGGCCGTAGCGTTGTGCGGCTTTTAACGCCCCACCAGAGATCAACCCGCCACGGGCGGCTGCTTGACGGTCCAATGCTTTCTGGCCTTCAGACAAACGGAAACCGTAACCAGGGTCTTGTTGAAACTGTTGCATTCCAAATGGCGTGTAGTCGGCCGCGCCTTCTAACTTGTTAAGCGCACGAACACCCGCCTCACGGAAAGGCGCTTGTTGCGCTTGTTGCGCTTGGAACATTTCCCGTTGAAGTTGCGTAGCTTGATCAGTGGCTCTTTGTGAGCCAGCAGCCGCACTACTGGCGGCATTTGATTGGTCAAAAGCGCCGCCAATTGCGCCGCCAATAGATGCGCCTACAGGCCCACCAAAAAACGCGCCTGCTGCCGTACCTAAAAGTCCTAAAAAGCTCATGCTATTCTCCTTATGTCACCTCACGCCCAGACATACGCAAGTTAATGCCGGTAGCGTTACTGGCAATTGCGGAAACAAAATCGCCAGGGTTTAAAATTTGGCCCACAACTTCTGGCCAAGTGTAAGTTTCAGTTGATGCCAAGGTGCGTTTGGCAATGTAATACGCATCACCTACCGCAGCACCCGATGCCACAATACTGATTGCGATAATTCGCGGCACACTGTCATAATTGGCGCAAGTTAACTTGTCAATAATGGTTGTAGTAAACCCTGGCGCAGTGTACACCGTGGTGTTTGCGTTGGGGATAATTTGGCCTTCAACCAATGCTTTTGCTATAACTGCCATGGTAATACTCCTTTAATAACATTCAACGGTGCAAACGCAAGACGCAAAACCGGTAGTGACGTTTAAAGTAAACCCGTCTACATCATACGATTGCAAATTAGCAGCTGCGATAACTCCAGCTGCGCTGTCTCGCAGTGAAATAATTCCTGTTGTTTGACCACCTCTACGGCCAGCACTGTCAACAGTTGAATAGATTACAGAACCCGATGTACCATCATGGCTACCCATGCTTGTAATTGCTTGAGTAGCCGAAGATAAAACGGCGGTAATTCTGAGGGCGCGGGGTCGAAATCCGATACCCGTGATTGTTTGAGCGCCTGCAGCGGCGTTAAGGGTAAAAGTTGCGTACCGAAAGGGCGGTTGCAGCGCAGCCACCCTGTCGTAATTGTTTTGAGTGTAGCACCCTGTACCAAACCGAGCTTCAGTTAAATTAAAGAAAGTGGCCGTTTTTTGTTCAACAAGGTCATTGTTGTAGATAGCAACGTTGGTGCAAGCAGCGCCAGTTCCAACAAAACCAATCCCAGCATATTGGGTTTTAACAGCCTGCCGATCTCCAATCCGGTTGCCACTAATTTGAATGTGATCTGGTTGGTAAGGAGACGCTGCCGAGCCGATAATAACTATGCCGCAAACGTAAGGGTCAAATGCAGTATCTTGACCATTGTTAAAAATTTGATTATTACAGACAGTAACGTTTTGTACATCAGTAAGCGCCACTCCAGAAGACGCGCACGAATCAATTGTATTGCCAGAAATTATGCTGTATGGCGACCCAAGTTCAATGCCAGACCCAGAAATGTTAGACCGAGTAGTGCCAGAAATGGTGTTGTTTTCAATTCTAAGATAAGACCCCGTGTCGTTACAAAAAATGGTGGATTCACCGTTGTTTACGCAAGTGTTGTTGGTAAATGACCCACGGCTAGGCATGAAATATGCAGCAGACCAGTTATTTCCGTAAAAATAATTGTTTTCAATTCGAACGTCGTAAGCGTAGCCTAGCACAGTAGATGCTGTCCAAATTGCAGGACCACTGGTTGTAGAGGGACGAGGGCGTCCGTTATTTGTAAAATAAGATTGGCTAACAATTACGTTGCTAACACCTGTAAAAGCTATGCCAATGTAAGTGTTGTTTTGTACTGAACAGCCAGTAAACGTTGTGTTTAAAACTTTAGCAATTGATAGCAACTCTACAGTGCGCGTAGAAATATTGTTGCCGTCAAAAGTCAAACCGTAAAATTCCAAATCGGTGTCGTAGTAAACGTTTGCCGTACCGCTTTGTACATCGTTGCGAAGTAAAGGTATAGACGCGCTTGATCCTGAAATAAATTTTAAATTTGATTTATTGATGCCATCACCCATCAATGTGGTTTTGGATTTAACAACCAATGTAGTTGACACCATGTATGTGCCTGCGGGGAAATACACCGCACGGCCTGCGCCAGCATTAAGCGCATTTTGAATAGCTGTAGTATCGTTAGTGCTGCCGTCACCAGTTGCGCCAAAATCTTTAACGGACACCGATTGACGTAACCGAGCCTGAACAGTTGTGGCGACTGCGCCAGTTCCAGCTTGAATAAACCCAACTAAAGCTGACCCTGTTGGGGCTGCAACTGCTGCTTGATATGCTACAAATGCCGTTTGATATGCGTCAACTAAACTTTGCAATGTACTAATGTTGTCTACTGTCCAAATCAAAGTTTCAGTACTTGTTTTTAAAACTATTTTGTAGGATGCATTGGACAACCATACGTTAGCCTCGCCACGCGAATCTAAGATTACAGGGTTGGTGTTGGCAGTTGTGCCGGTTGAGTCGGTGTAAGTAACTAACGGTGTGCTTGTACCAGCCGCATAGGTATACAGTTTGCCACCGACCAATGGATTTCCATCAGCGCCAAAAAATTGTAGTTTGGGCGAGGGTGATAAAAAAGTTGTCATAATGATCCTATAACAAAAGCCAATAATTCTTCGTATCGAACGCCCAATCGCGTCTGCGGCTGTCCGTCTAGTGTAGTCCATGTGTCGCTGCAAAACAAACCATATTTAGATGCATCAAGTCCTTCAGCAGTAAACGCTGCCTCAACATCTTGGGCAATTACACCAACGTGAATCCGAGCGTTATCACCTTTTTTAACAACCGCATCATTGAATTTAAACTTGCGAATTAAACCCTTGATGCGTTTGGCTACAGCCAATTCAGCAGCATTAAGTTCAGCAATTTGTTGCTTTTCGGTGCGATCTGAAGTTTGAATTGTGCCATTGACCGCATAAACCGCTGTCCAACGTTGTGCGCCGGTGCCAAGGCTATAAGTTGCATCAGCAAAAGGACGCCAAGAAACGGTGTCCCCAACATAACGGCCAGTGCCAGGGTAAGTTGCTCCGCTGGCAATTATTACACCGTTAGCACCGCCCACAACAGCATAAGCACTACTCTCACCAAGATAGGCATTACTGGCTGAAACACCGTCAGTAGTAGCGTAAGTAATCCCAAGAAACTGGCTGGTGTAGCTGGTGAACGACTTTGCACCACTGATTGTTTGTGCGTTAGTGGTTGTGACAATGCCAGCGCCCGTCAATGACGATGCGCCTGTGCCACCGTTGGCCACAGGCAAAGTGCCCGTCACATTGGTGGCAAGATTCACAAATGTAGTTGAAGTGCTTCCAGTGCCGCCATAGGCCGTACCGATTGCCGTGCCGTTCCATGTGCCACTGGTCACAGTACCGCTAACCGCCAAGTCAACGGTATACACATTGCTCCAACGCAGAGAACTGGTGCCGCAACTGTAGGTGTTGGTTACATACGGACGCCAAGACGCTGAGTCCCCAACGTATCGACTGGTGCCAGGAAAAGTCGCTCCGCTGGACAGCACGACACCATTAACGCCGCCTATTGCGGCATACGCAGCGCTTTCACCAAAATAAGCGTTATTGCCTGACGCACCGTCAGATGTTGTAAAAGCTAGTGCCCTAAAATAGTTACTTGCGCCATTAAAGTTATTTTGTCCAGTGAACGTGTTGCTACCGCTTAAAGTAGGCAACCCTGCGGTTGCAAACGAGCTTGCTCCCGTGCCGCCATTAGCAATTGCAACAATACCGCTAACGTTAGCCGCAGTTCCTGTGGTGTTTTGGTTAAACGTGGGCCACGTAAATGTTCCCGTACTAAAGTTGCCTGATTGTGGCGTTCCTAAAATTGGTGTTACCAAAGTTGGGGATGTAGATAAAACCACATTGCCAGAACCTGTTGTGCTGTAAGACGTTCCCCAAGCAGAACCTGTTGAGTTAGCAATGCCAGCGCCAGGGTAAACCATTCCTGAACCGCCACCAGATGAATTGACAGTTTGGTTAGGCCAAGTGCCAGTAATAGTAACATTGGTGCCTGCTACCAAAGAGGGGGTAGTTGTACCTGTACCGCCATACGCAACAGCTATAGTTGACCCGTTCCAAGTTCCACTGGTGACCGTACCGCTTACCGCCAAATTGACAGTGTTCACACTGCTCCAACGTTGTGCCCCAGTACCGCAGCTGTATGTTGCGTCAACAAAAGGCCGCCAAGAAACTGAATCACCTACATACCTACCAGTGCCTGGGAACGTAGCCCCACTAGCTAAAACAACGCCGTTAACACCGCCAATAGTTGCGTAAGCTAAATTTTCGCCAAAATAAGCGTTGCTACCGCTACCGCCATCGGATGTAGCGTACGTCAAACCAAGAAATTGATTTGTTGGGCTGGTAAACGACTTTTGGCCTGTAATAACTTGAGAGCCACTTTTAGTGACAATGCCAGCTGTATCAAGTGTTGCGGCTCCTGTTCCACCATTAGCAACATTTAAAATGCCGCCAATTGTCAATGTACCAGTGGAAGTAATAGGCCCACCGAGCAACGTTAAGCCCGTAGTGCCCCCGCTGCCGTCTACACTGGTGACCCCGCCCCCGCTAACAACTGATTGTTGATTAGGAGGCAAAAGATAAAAACTTTTAATTTCATTTTGCAGTGTAGCAATTTGTTCTAACAACGCGCTGTTGGTAGGTTCAATTTGAAACGCTTTTAATTGTTTTGCAAGTTCACCAACTTGATCTGCTACCGCTGTGTTTTCTGGCCCAACTAAAGCTGGCAAAGATATAACGGTAATTTTTGCAACTACTTTAGCAAGTTCGCTAATTTGTTCTAACACCCCAGCATTTGCTGGCTCAATTTGAAGTGCTTTTAATTGTTTAGAAAGTTCACTGATTTGTTCTGTTACGCTTGTGTTGTTTGGCGCAGTCAAAGTTGATGCTAAAACTTTTACAAATTCGTTAATTTGTTCTATTACGCCCTCATTTGTTGGCGCAAGTACAGTTAGTTGCAACGCTTTATTAAGTGCGTCAACTAACTTACTAAGTTCGCTAATTTGTTCTACTGTTGCTGAATTTGCTGGTCCAACATCAAATGTATCTACATTTGTTACTGATTGAAATAACGACAAGAAAAACAAATACCAAGCGCGGTCAATCAGACCTGTGCGAGGATCAATTATTGGTACCCGTGGAGGCGTAATTGGTGTTGGCGTAGCATTAGGACTAGGCATTTGTTGGACTCAAAATAAGTTCAGCGCCCATGATTGTAATTTTTACTGGGTCAGTGCCTGATAGCTCATACACACGGTCGCGCAGTTTCATAGTCATACCCAAACGCCGCCAAAAGGTTCGGTAACCGTAAGCGCCAATTCTGCCTATTGATGCCCAGTGTTCGTTTGACCATGTATGGCCACCATCGTCTGACCAACGCAACATAACTTGCGGATCGTATCCAGCTGTAGCAGAATAAGAATTAGTGACAATTTCATACCCCGTAATGTCAATGTCTGGTAAGTCAAATTGGCCCAAAGGCTCAAAACCATCACCTGCTTCAGTAGTTAAAATGACGCCAGATTGCGTAGCCAAATACGTTTGCACATACTGTGCAACAAGATTTAGTCCTGATTCAGTAATTATGTTTTCACTGTCATAGCCAGGGTATTCGTTTAAGCCAACGCCTGTTTCGCAATCCAACTGCAAGGTATGTTGCGCGGTGCGTTTAAGATTGTTGGTGCCAGTTGGCAGCGCTCTCCATGAGCGCAACCATCTTTGAATTTGATTGTTGTCGCTGTAATCGTCCAAGTCAAACGCATAAATGTTGCCGTTTTCAAAGTCGCCAACAACGATCTTGTTGTTGAACGCCATTTGGCAATTACTGCGGTGACGGGTAAAAGCGCCATTAACAAAGCCAGCACGTTCGTGCCATGCCTGCGTAGAGGCATCGTAGACCCAAGTTGTATTGGCGGTAGGAAAAATTAACACATAAAAGCTGTGGCCGTCCTGTTGGTAGGTGTACGCAATAGCGTCCGTCAAATCAGCGTACTGCTGAATTTGCCACTCAACAGCATGGGTAGAAATGCGAACGCCCGAATAGCCATTGGCACGGTAGACAATACCTTGGCCACGGCGATCACGGCCAAGCCAAAACAGGCCGTTGTCCATCTTAGCGACAGAGAACGGGGCAGCGCAGCCTAACTCATTGAACGCGCCTTGAATGCGCTGTAAAGGGAAATCTGCGGCTCCGCTGTCGTACCAAACTTCAATTGAGTTTGTGCCAAAAGCCCACACCTCGCGGAAGTTAGAGGCCACGGCAATCAAGCCGTCAGGTGAACCTTCAGTGCTGGCAAACTCTAACGGGTCAATTGATGCGCCATCCAAAAGTGCAGTTACCCACATTAATTGGCTGTTTGGTTGGTTAAACACAAAGTAACCATCCAAATAGCACACAGTCACAGCACCTGGGAAGTCAAGGTCTGTAATTTCCCCAAAAGCGCCAGTGGTGGTGTTGTAGATGTAGCTTGGACCGTTGCAAGCAATGAACAGTTGCGTACCGTTGTCGGCTAAACTTACTGGGCCAGTGCCTGAAACATCGCCAATTAGTGTGGCCACATACGAAGTGTTAATTTTGTACAGCTGCGTACCCGACACCACAAATGCATCAGCGTCATTAGACGAAAACGCCCACAAGCCACGGATCGGGCCAGTGCCAATTGTGTTAAGTAATTTTAAGCCAGGTGCGCGGTTTAAAAACGCAGGTTCTTTGCCAGCCTCTGGAACAATTTCTGGAAACAAGTTGACCATCCGAGCGTCTGCCGCATTGACAGACCGCGCTACATAGGTAGAACCAAGGATGGGTGTTTTCATTAAGCCGCAACTGCTTTAATTACTGCAAAATTAAATACAGGAGCATCCGTAGCTGTGCCGCCAGTGGTCAAAAAAGTAATATTAAAACTACCCGCAACTATTGCAGTAACCATCAAATCGTAAAGATTTGTGCCTGACTTTTGATTTACGATAATGACATCGGTTGCCGCTACAGTGCTATTGGACACAGTAAAAGTTGCCGCAGTAGCCGAACCTGCTGCACTGAACATGGTAATTGCACCAGTTGTTTTGTTAAGCGTCACGCCTGTGGTGCGGCTGGTTAGTTGTGTAACCGCACCGCCTGCGCCTGTGGCATACCCTATGCCAGCCGTGCCAGTTGACACAATTGTGCCGGTAGCGGTCACACTTGTACCTGTGGCTGCTCCAATACTAGGTGTAGTCAAAACTTGGTTTGTACTGGTACAGGCGCTAATATTGCCGCTGGCAACCGTGCCCAATGCAGGCGCAACCAATGTGGCATTGGTAAACAACAGCGCATTGGTGAGCTGCTTAGTAGTGCCTGCTTGCACAATTGGCAAGACATCAGTAACGGCGGCAGCTGTGGCTGCGGGGAGGGCTGTAATTGCAATAGTGGCCATGTTAGTAGTTTCCTGCGTAAATATTAAAACGTTGGCGGTTGGCCACTAATGAGTAAGGCACCGCCATCACATCATCTGGGTTGTTGATGCGCTTCAAATTGCGTTTGCTGGTCATGGCGATACGCTGTACTTGGGGGCTTGGCTCAACGCCAAATTCAGGCGCAATTTCCATGGCCAAATTGTATGTAAACGCACGTAGATAGCCTGGCGGGTAAAACAATTCAGTAAACAAATCCGCAGGCCGATTTAATTCTTCAACAGAAATAAAGTGCCACTCTAAATCTTGTGTAGGCCGTGGGTAAACAAACAATTCTATATCAGGAAACGTCATGTTAATAAACATGACTTGAGGATATGTAGACGTTACAGTTTTAACAGCAATGCCATCGTACTGCTGCTGATTGATAAATTTGATGCCGTACGACACCCCGTTGGGCGCTTTAAAGTAGGTGGCATCATCAAGCAAGATAGGTCGATTGCCTACAAAATTACCAGTAGGGCCAAGAGTGCGGCTAATAAGGCTGGCAGGCCATGTGAAGACTTGATCTTGCGTAGAAAACACAGCCAAACGCTCTGTGTTCCAAGAATCAATCATCTGATTTAACGCCATCAAAGCGTCTTCAGACGTAGCCGCAGAAGTTGTTTCACCTTCAGCAAGAACGCCAAGAAGCCGAAGTGCTCGATTAATTTGCTCTCCGCAGGTATAAACGGCCATGCTCAGACTCCTTCAATTTCCACCTTACGGGTGTATTTGCGCTTCACAACTAATGTGTTGGCCGCTTCTTCAAAGTCTGAAGGCGCGTCTGGATTGTAACGCATCCAACCATTTTTTTCATCCGCTTCAGCTTCAAGATGCATAGTGGCCACTTTAGCACCGTGAATAGGATGTGTGAGGTAAATGACCATAGTTTAAAAATGGGGGTGATTAGCCCCCTTTTGGTTAGCTTGCGCCGTGGATAATAGAAAAATTGATGATGACAGCTTCAGAGTATGAAGTTGCAGAAGTCAAATTTCGCAGCGTAATCAAAGCAGACCCAGCAGCCAAATACGAAACGTAAGTGGTGTAAGCCCCAGCAGCGCTACCAGTAGTGTTACTAGAAACGCACACAATGATTGTGTCGTTAATAGATATAACGTTGTTGGTCAAAATAAACGACACAGCAGTGGCACCTGCCAACGCTGCATTGTTCATTGTGATGCGGCCAGCAGACTTGTTCAGAGTTACCCCTGTGGACTTGTCAGTCAGTTGCGTCACGGTGCCTTGAGCTGCTGCGCTGTAACCAATTTCTTGGCTGGCGTAGCAGGTAGTAAATTCGGGGTCGCTATACGCAACACCGACAGCTTGTGTATTTGCCATGATGGTTCCTTTAAAAATAGGGGCCAAAGCCCCTATTTAGGTTTAGCCTATACGATACACAACGTAAGTGCCGTCACCGGTCTTACGAAAACGGAACAACTGGCTAGTTGTTACAGCAATAGCAGTTACAGCGTTGCCGCCATCGGTCACGCCAGTGCTAACAGCCAATGTTACCGTGCCAGACGAAGTGCCAATGTTTACAACCGACAAGTCGAATGTACTGCCAACAGTAGCGTTAGGAACTGCTGCGTCAATTAAAACTCCTGTAGGCAGTGTGTATGTTGCAGCAGATGTGGAGGGGTTAGCCACCAACATTTGGTTAACAATTTGAGCTGCTGTCAGGGTTGCGGTAGCCGTAGCTGTCTGAGGGGCGGCCATTGCGCCCATGATAGTTTCTTGACGGTTGCCTGCACCAACTTGGTAACCGCCTGCGCCATTAGGTAAAGCCATGATAATTTCCTTAAAAAGATGTTAAAAAATGAAGCCCCAAAGGGGCCTCAATTTAGCCCCACATGCGAACGCCCATTTGTGGACGGATTGCGTTGAAACCGTACAAAACGTCAATACGGCAAGGCATACGGTCGTTGTTAATATCGTACTGACGAACAATACGCAAAGAGATACCGTTATGAACTGCACGGGCAGCCATATCAACACCTTGAGGCAACAGCAAGTCAGCGGTTGCAAAGGTAATAGCATCCTTATGGTAGACCAAGTTTTGAGCGTACTGAGTTGAAGCAGCACCAACAAACACAATAGCCTTGCTAGTAGCAGGCAAGCTATCCACAGTGGCCAAAGCATTGGCAGAGGAATAGATAGGAGCAACAGTGATGTTACCAGCGCCAGAGGCATTCAGAGTTACGTCAGCAACAGCCACGAACTGGAACAACGAACCAGTGGATTCACGGGTTTGTGGGTTCACAGCAAAGCAATCAGCAACAGTAAAAACGTCGCCAATTTTGACCACACCAGCATTACCTGCACCAGTGATAGCAATAGTGGTTGCGCCTTCAGCAGTCACAGCAGCAGAAGTAGTACCGCCAGTGGCAGTGCGTGATCCGGTTGTAAACTGCTTGATTGACTGAGACATGTTGATCTCATCAAAACCCAACACGCCAGTGCCCATCATGCCATTCTTAAACTGTTTAGAAACAGTGTCGGTAGGATTAAACAGACCTTTCATACCTTCAACTAAACCAGCGTTAGCAGCGGGGTTGACGGTAGCGTAACGTGGAGACATTACAGCAGCGTTTTCATTCAGTTTCTGTTGGGCTTGAAGCAAGACCAAAGAAGTAGAAGGAGTTGTGCCAGGGGTGCCAACCGAGTTACCAATGCTTTTAAAACAGTTAGCAACGTCAGCATCAATGCTAGCGGCCAACTGGCTAATACGAGGTTTAAGCACACGCTCTGCAAAATCGTCCAACTGCATGGTCAATTCAGCAGATGTGAAGTTGACACCAATGTGCTTTTGGCTGGCAACGGTCAAAGTGGTGAACTGTTCGTTATCGTCCTGAACTTGCAGGGCGGCACCGTCAGTTACCAAAGCGCGGTCGGGTAAACGGATACGCAGTGTAGAGCCGATCTTTGCGCCTTCAACAGCAAAAGAATCGTCATACTGACGGTTTACGTTACGGGTAATCACAAGGTTGTTCTCGAGGATTTCGAGCGCCTTCCGTGTGATCATGTCAATGGTTAGAATCGAATTACTCATGATAAATTCCTAAAAAAGATTTAGCGGTTTTGCGCTTCCCACTTTTTTACCTGTCGTTTGCGTTCCGCTTCAATCCACTGCGAAGTTGTCATGGTCTTGATAGACCGTGGGTCCGTAGTGTCATGTGACGGTGATCCAATAGATCGTGCAGTTACTGGCGAAATCGGTGATGGCGCAGATGTAGTTTTCTTAACTGGGGGCGAAGAAACCAATTTGGCTTCAATTTTCCCAATTTCCTTCGCCTGGCTTAAAGGCGTCATGCGTGAGATGCGATCCGCTTCTTTTGGATTTGAGCCGAGGTAGTACGCTAACTCAGGCCCAATGTCCGAAGACTGTATCGTTTCTGCCATCACGTTGGTGATTGGTAGCTTAGGGTTATAAGCGACTTGTTCAAAGTCGTCATACTTAGTCCGAGCTTCTTCTTCAAGATCGTGATAGCTCTCAAGAACTTGCGACTGCTGCTTTGCTGCTTCACGCTTTGCAATCAGTTCTTCTGCCTTCTGAAGAGCCAATGCGTCTGCATAGGCTTCAGTTGACTCAAACTGATCAGGTGAGGCGGCTGGCGCGGCCCTCAACGTCTGTTGTTCAGACTGACGCTGTGCTTGATCTCTTTCCCACTTACGTTGCTCTCTTGCGAGGCGTTTGCCGATAGCAGCGTCAAGTTCCTCTTGCGAGAATGTCTTGGCAGGCTGTGTCTCAGCTACTTCCGGCGTACTTTCAACAACTTCAGGTGTGGCCGTCACATCCGTGGTTGGCGCGGAGTCTACTTCCGCTAGGGCTTGGACTTCTTCAGTCATTTC